TCAGTTAGAAATAAAACTTTCAGATATGGAATCTTTGAGTGCCGATTTCAGGCGTGAGCCTTTGCATCGGGGTTCTAAGGGTAAGAATGTTATAGCTTTGCAGGTCCGTTTGAATGAACGTATCAACACTCAGCTTGTTTGTGATGGTTCTTATGGTCGTTTGACTGAGAAAGCGGTTCGTGAGTTTCAGTCTATGTACCCTATCCGTAAGGATGGTCGTGTTGGTCCTGTCACTTGGCGTTATTTGTGGACTGTTTAAGGAGAAATTATGTTTAATTTAAGTTTTTTGAAAGATGTTTTTGAGCGTGCCTTTTCTACTTTTTGTCAAGGTTTCGTAGGGGCTATGGCTGTGCCTGGTCCTAGCTTGTTTGATTCTATAAAGATTGCTGGAGTTGCTGCTCTGATTTCTGTTGGTAAAGCTGTTGCGGCTACCCGTGTAGGCGATTCTCAATCTGGTTCGCTAGCAGGGTAAATGTCTTCTGAGTCTGAGGATGAGGAATGGCAGAATTGGGAAGCAGAATACAATTATGTGTCTTCTGATATTTATCAGTCGATTAAAAAGAGTTCTCATTTATTAGATGTTGATGATGGTCATCACGCTAAATGGCATGATGACCAGTTGGCTGTAATGATTGTTATTCCTTTTGAACATGCTATGGCTTTTTCTGCTGAAGCTTTGATGAATGATCCTGAACAGAGTCCTGTGCATGAATACGTTTTTCAGGCTGTTACTGGTTTGATTTTGGCTGCGGCAGAGGTTATGGACGATTCAGATTATCAGTCTGAGGACGAAGAGTAAGTTAAATACTTTCTTACTGTTGGATCGTATTTAAGTTTTCTTTTAAGTTTCCTTAGGATGTAATCACGCTTACGAGCTACTGTAGTTTTGGGCATTGAGATCCATCTACCCATCTCTCTTAGGCTTGTTTTTTGAAAGAGCAGGTAATCTAAGAACCATTGTTCGTCAGGGTCTAGTGTTTCGTAGGCATCTAGTACTGCGTTTTGTAATTCTAAATGTAATTTTTTTTCGTTGTTGAATGCTTCCCAAACGCTGTCACTATCTTTAGTGCTAAATAGATAGGAGGTAAGCGGGTCATAGGGATATTCCTTGCTTGCCATAAGACCATGCTAGGTCTACATTTATTGCGTAATATTCGTTTCCTTCAGGGAATTTTTTTATTTTAGATACTTCGCATAAGCCTGTAACAGTTTTTAAAGTTAAGAAAGTATCTCGGTTTTGTGTAGCATCATACACAAAGAGAAGAACGGGCATTTGTTTGTGCCATTCATGCAAGGACCTTAGTTTGTTTGGTTTCATGTGGAGAACGCGAGAAGCTCCAAGACCCTGAACTTCAACTAAGTATTGTTCAGTTAAATAATCTGGTGTATTTCGTACCATTTGCGATACTTGGTTTAATTTAAAGTCTGGTCTGTTCAATCCGTATCTGTAGAAAGGCCAAGGAGAGTTTTCTTCAAAGCGTTTTTCTGCTTGATCGCCCATTCCTTTTATCCTTTCTGAGAATGGACGGTCTTTAAAACTCATTTTTTAAATGCTTCTATTACTACTACGTCTCTATCGTTTACAATGATTCCTGCTTTTTGTAAACCGTCGGCTGCTAATTTTACGTAGTTATCTAAATCTCCTTTTAGTTTTGTTTTACCCCAGTCAGGTAAGGACACAATTTTTATGTAGGTTCTGTCTTCAAAGAAAGACATTTCTATTTTAATTGGGCCGTCAAAAATTGGATAATTTTCTCCTGCCGCATCTACATATTTTTGTTCAGCTTCTCTTGTTTCTGGAGGATTGTAAGTATGACCTGTCTTGGTCATCCTTGGACGACCTTTGGGACGTGGCCTGCCGTCTATAGTTATTTCATACTCAGACGGCTGCGAGTTTGGCTGCGTTGTCAACGAGTCTTTGGATTTGTCTGTCACTGTCTGCCCTTCCAATAAATTTAGGTCCGTCTTCAGGCCACCATTGGCTGAGTTTGGAATCTAAATCAGTAGTCCATGAAATTACGTCTGTTCTTTCAAACCCTGTTTCGAACATGGCTCTAGCGAAACGGTTTAGGAAACCGTGTCTGCCTCTACCCGCTCCTTCTTGCATGTAATATGCAACTGGTCCGTTGCTGAACATTGTTAATGGAAGCCCTTTTAAACGACTCCCATCTATCCTCATTAGTGGTGCTTTGCTGTAATCTCTTGCTGGTGGCAAATGGCTTTTTGTTTCAGCAACAGGGTATTGGTATAGTTCTGCTGCTCTTTCCAGTAAGTCTGTAGGCGTTCTATGTTTCTCGGCCAGAATTATAAAATCAAATACATCTAGGTGTAAGCCATCCACTATTACTTCTTGTCTACCTTCGGGGCGGGAACCTCCGTAGGGTAGGCGCATGTAGTTTCCTGGAGGACCGTCTAAGTAATCTTGTTTTGGATATACTGCGTCGTAGTTTGCGCCAACCATTTGCATTATTGCTTGCATGGCTTGTCGCATTACTTTTGCTGGTACCCATTCCTGATTGAATATCCATAGGTGGCAACCCTTACTTCGAGAGAGTTCTACCCACGACACTATATCTAAAGCTTGAAACAAATTTTCTGCGCTTCTAGCTATTGTTAGTGCGTCTTCTCCTTCGTCAATGTCTATTGCTCCCCATTTGCAATGCCATAAATCTTCTGACATGTCAGGGTATACAGGTTTTGTTTGATCTAGAACTGAAGCTTCGATAAAGCCTGCTGGTCCTCCTGCTTGTCGGTAAGGATCGTAAACCATTGGATAAGTTCCAATCATTTCTTCTCCTGTAAGATGTCTTTCGAATTTTAAAGTGTCTACTCCTACCCATCTGCAACCGCCAGAGTCGGTGCCGTGAGCGTAAGCAAACCCTTCAAATAATTTTCCGAACGCTGCTCCTGCTAATTGTGGATCGTTGTTTTCAATCATCGAAACTAGGCTGCTCCCATGAAACTCCTGGCTCTAAGACTCGGCCAGATGGATCTATTGTTAAATTAACTTCTGCTTTTTCTCCATCCCCAGATTTGTTTTTCCATAGCCCTGCGGATAGTTCGTTAACATAATATGCTTTAGTTTCTTCGTCTAAGCTGATGTCGTCGTAGCGTCTCCAAGTTTCTATAAGGAAATGAGATTCTGAAGTTCCGCCGTATCGGCCAGACTCCATCCCTCCAGCTTTACCTCTGTTGCCAGAGCCTCTACCAGATTGGTGAATCATTATTCCTACTACTCGCCAGTCAGAAACTAGCTGCTTGAATGATTCTATTTTAGCTTGAACGCTTGCTGCGTCTCCTGCTCCGCCACCTCTTATCAGTTCAAGGTAGTCGTAAACTAAAACTTGTGGACGTTTCCCATCCCATAAAGTTTGTGCGGCTATTCGCATGGCTTTATCTAGATCATCGACAGACATTCCTGTGGATTCAAAGTGCAAGTGGCTATCGTCTTGCATTATTTGTTCGACCCGTGCCCAAGCGGCAGGGTCTTCACTCATTAAACGTTTAACCCATTGTTTCTGATCGTAACCTAAACGTATTGCTGAGTATCTTGCCCAGAACATTGTTTCTGTTTCGTCTGGTGAAACCCATAGAGTCCTGTGGTTCCTGTTCTTAGCTATCATGTTCATAGCTAGCAAGCTTTTCCCTGTATGCGACCTTCCTATCAGTGTGAGGAGTTGCCCTGGTCTTGCTCCACCTAACGTCGCGTTGTCAAATGCGTCTACTGCGAAGCTCCACTCGTTACCTGTTTTCAGGTCGTGGCGCATACGTTTTACTTGCTCACCCTTGGGGGTAAAGAGTCTGTGCATGTCGGCATCTGAGATGCCTTCAATGGGAGATGGGGAAGTGGAAATCGCGGGGGCAGGCACAATGCTGCGCCCCGCTACAAGTTGCCTTGCTTCTTCCAACCCTATTTCCTTATGCACTGATCCCAGCTAGCCAATTGTTTGGGTCTATTGGGTCTGGTCTTTCAGGCCATGACCATGAAGTATTTTTTTGTAGTGCCATGAAGTACCCAGTTTTTCCAGCTAGAGGATGGTTTCCGTCTCCTTGTCCCAAGAAGATTTGTCCGTCTTCACCTACCGACAATCCTTTCTTTAATTTAAAATCACCTAGTCCGCATTTACCGTTTTTAGTGATTGGTATATCTTTACCTCTCATGGAGGGCGCCCAATAGTCTTGGGGGAATTGTCTGAGTCCATTCATAAATAGTTTTCGTATTGCTTGATTATCCATGAACGCTGATTCTTGTGAAGCGTAAACAACTCCACTATTTTTTTCGCTCATAAATATTTTATGAATTGAATTGTATTCTTCGTCGTCGGCATACAACCCTGGTTTCCTTGTTCCAGCTACAACTGTTGCTCCTGCAAAGTTGTTTTGTATTGTTTTAACTGGATCTACCGCTGCTGCTACTGCTGCTGCGGGTTCAGGTATTGCACCTAATTGTTTTTTAACGTCTCCAAGGATGTTCGCTAACGCTGACGCATTGTCTGTCAGTGTTGTTAGCAAGTCTTCGTTTGGGTCAGTTGCGGAAGCCGATACTTGTGCCGCTGTCAGTTCAACAGCGCCTTTCAATATGACTTGTGCTTCTATGCTTGCCCGCTCGTGCGGGGCCATTGAACCGTATGCCATTAATTTATTCCTCCTGTTGTTGCACCTTTGCACCGTGACCAATTTGGGCACCATTTTTCTGAGCACCACCAACCGTTGTCACCTAAAGGATAATTTCCAATTTGTGATTCAACTAGTTTGGCTAATGCTAAGACCTTTTGACGAAACCATTGATAGTGTTCTTCACCTCTGGTTAGGTCCATGCGACCAACACCTTTAGGGTGCATAATCGCATATGAGAAGTCGGGGATTCCTGTCGCTAGAGAGTAAGCGATTGATTGAACATCCCAACGTTCGTATTCCCATTTGTTACGTGAGTAGTCTCGTCCTGGAAATTTCCAATCCCAGCATCTGTCTTCTTCTACAAGATCTATGGTGCCAGAGAACGTAATGATCCGTTGGTCGTCTTCGTACAAAGGTAAATTAAAGTTCTTTTCTACAGCTACTGGTTTAAGATCTGGAAGTACTTGCTCTCTCCAGCTTTTGATTTTAGCTATACCGCTTACGTACGCTGACTCGGGAGAGTAGCTATACCATTTTTGTATAGTTGGTAACGCTTCATCCCAGTAGTACTCAAATGAATCGAGCATGTCTTGCTCAGTCATTTCGCCACCGTTAAGCCGTGTGTTAAGTGCGTCTTCGGCTACTGAGTGGCAAGCAGTTCCTAATGTTGATGCGTCTTTTATTTCTTCGCTTACAAGTCCCCAGATGTCATTACGGAATCTTTCTAGGCACATGTCGGCAGTCTTGACTGATGACTGTCGTACCCAGTCGTGTACCCAACGTCCGTCGGCTGCTTTGTGTAGTGGATATTTCATAAGCCTATTATTGCAATAGGGTGGGACAGTGAGTTTTTCATTCTCTCCTCCAAGAGATTTGTACTGAGTTCCATTCACTCTCTTTGTGGAGAGTGAATGATACTGAGTACGCGAAGTCTACAGGTTTAACTATTTTTTACTATTACAGTTGTGTTACGATTTTCAAGCCAACGTTTTATTTGTAGCTCTGAGTAAACTTTTGTGCGCCCAATTTTTTGTATTGGCTTAGGGAAACTTTCGTATCTGTTTGCCCAGTTAGATACAGCAGGTAGAGTTACTCCAGCTAATTCAGCTACTTC